TGAGAAGTCTCGTGCTGCTGTTGAGCGAATAGGAAAATAGATAATTATACATAGTAGAAAATGGAGGGGGAAGTGGTTCCCCCTTTTTGTTGTTAATAAAGTGTACAATGGGTAAACTGAGAATTAGATGTCGTTCCTGTAATAAGGAACTAGAAAGTGCTGCTGGTAAATCAGTATGCTGTGGTTGTTCTAATATGACCACTATTAATGGAGATAGGATATCTGCTCGTGATATGTCAAAGGTTATTATGCTTACTACTCCTACCAATAAATCAAAGAAGGGTGTATTAAGACCAGAGGATTTAGATTGGCAAGAAGCAAGAAGAAATAGGAAAGTTCGTAAGTTGGATTTTGAAATTAGATAAATACTTTTACTCAAATCAACAACTTGCATCCTCTACAACAGCAGGGAGGTTTGAGAGAAGTATTTTAAAACTTAAATGACTGACAGATCTATTGAGTCTGAGCTCAAGGAAGTCCATAAGAAACTTGACGATATTGAGAAGAAGCAGGAGATGATGAAAAAACTATATGATTTGGAAAGAGAGCAACAACAAAAAATGGGTAAACGCCCATCAAGTCATGTTCATGAGATGACATAGAAATATATACTTGTAACACTTGACAATGGTGTTATAATATAAAATATATAAAATATCTTAATGTCCCCAGATAGACATGACATTCCTATCATTGGAGACTTCTATACAAAAAAAGAAGTTGATCAAATGATTGCAGATGCTCTAGCAGAAGCAAGGGCAATTGATGAAGCATCAATGCGTAAGCATAATCGTGATGCTACTATCATTAGTATGATTCTTGGTTTTATTTGTCTTGCACTATTTCTTGATGGATTACTTAGGAT